CATGGATTGTCTACCCACATTTCGTGGAATAAAATACTGGTATATTTTAGTAAAAAGATACTTTACTCGTTGACAAAGTATCATTGTTGTGTTATAGTATTACATATGCGGTCGTTGTAGAACAGTTTGGGTGTCCAACTCAGACGGTATGTGCAAATCATACAGACCGCTCCAAATTTGCGGGATTAGTTTAATGGTAAAACTAAAGGTTTCCAACCTTTCGTCATTGGTTCGATTCCAATATCCCGCTCCATCAATTTTTTCGATAACAGTCATTAAAACATATCATAACGACAATAACAAAAATTTATTGATTTGAGTTATACATATTATTTTAACTATGGAGTAAATTATGTCTAATACATTACAAAATCTTGAGAGTGCATTGGCTGGTGAATCAATGGCTCATATCAAGTATCGTTATTTCGCCAAGATTGCTCGTGAAGAAGGCTTTGAAGATGTTGCCAAACACTTTGAACATACGGCAGACCAAGAAATTCTACACGCATGGGGACACCTTGAATTATTGATTGGTAAACCATCTACCAAAGAATGTTTAGAAAAAGCCATTGAAGGTGAAACATATGAGTTCACTACAATGTATCCACAATTTAGAAATCAAGCTTTTGGTGAAGGTCTATCTCTTGCAAGTAAAGAGTTTACTGAGCAGATTGAAGAATCTAAAGAACACGCTGAGCAATTCAAAGCAGTTCTTGCTAAAGCAGAAAAACGATTTGCTGCCTTAGCTAAAGTTGAAGAGCGTCATGCTAATGCCTATAAACAAGTATTGGAGAACCTATAATGCGTAGATATTACCGTTGCGTGGTTTGTGGCCACGAAATTGAAGAAGCAGATTATTTGGTTTTGCCAGATGAAGTAACTTGTCCTGAGTGTGGTGTGTCTAAAGAGGACTATGAATTAGTAGTTGAGTGATATATAAGGTATAGCGGGTTGGTGAAAAGGAATCACAGAGGACTCATAATCCTCAGTTCTTGGTTCGAGTCCAGGATCCGCAACCACAAGGAGATATTATGAGTGTCATTAAGTCTAATACTAAAAAAGTTCCCAATGTGCCTGAAATTAAAAATAAAGGTGCAATCAAACCAGTTCAACCCAAACCAGCACTAAAAGTAAAACCCAATATTATGCGAAAGGCAGGTAGAGGAAGATGAACTTAAAAGGTGTGGAAGAAACTGAAAAAGATCCAATCAAAGAACAAGATTCAAAGAATGAAGATGATGAGTTCCGCCGTATAGAACGGGAACAAGAACAAAGACAAAAAGTAAAAGAACCTAGCCCTGCGATTTGGCCATGATTTCCATGTAATTAATTAATATTACACAAGTCATGATAATCGTGAATACTAGTAATGGCAACTTTTTCATAATAACCTCAGTTAATTTATAATATATAGTTTTCTTTATTTTTGTGCAGAAGTTGTTTGTTTCGTATTTTGTTTTGTTGAATCAGATTCTAATACCATTAGAGTAAGCAATAGAATCAGTATTCCTATGAATACTGTTGGTTGCATCGATTTCTTCATTTATACAGTTTAAAGAAGTATGTAATTAATGCCGCAACTGTCATACACCACCAGAACAATTCTTGGACTTTGTGTCGGTCAGCATCCATTAATTCTTCTTCTTTTTCCTTTTCTTTTCTTAGTTTGAGCTTCAAAGCTTCTATTTCATTCCATGCTTGATTACCATATTTTGCCATGGCTTGTGCTTTGATTCTTGCTACTTCTTTTTCGTGAGCTTTTTGCTTTTCGTAAGCTTCAAAAGCTTTAAATTCTTCAATTGATTGTTCGTATGCTTTTCGAGCTGCAGCTTCCATACGTTTTTTATGTTGTTCTCGGACAGCATTTTCCATAGAGGCTTGTTGGTCACTAACAATACCACCTAGGTCTTTGCCCATTTGATTGGCGCCTTTGAGCACATTCACGCCACTTTGTAATGGATCTAACATTAAAATATACCGTTATTTGATTGACAATAGGGACAAAAAATAGTATAATTAATGTTCAAATCATTGTTTATATTTATAACAGAAAGGTAATTATGGACATTCAAATCTTAAAATTGGTTACAGGAGAAGAGGTTTTATCTGAGATTGAATCTCAATCAGAAACCGAGTATGTTTTATCTAATCCGGTTGGTATCGCAGTAGTTCGTGGTAAAGATGGTCAACCTAGTGTTGGTCTTGCTCCGTTTCCACTTCATGCTGAACAAAAAACAGATGCCACTATTGCCATACCTAAGCGTAGTGTAGTATACTCTTATGTTCCAGCACAAGATTTTGTTAATAATTACAATCAAATCTTTGGTTCTGGCATTGTAGTTCCACCAACTAAACAAATCATTACGGGTTAAATTGAGTAATTTTTATACCAATGTTCAAAGTTTCGGTAACAACATACTTTATCGAGGCATTCAAAACGGAAAAAGAGTAAGGGAGAAGATTGAGTATTCTCCCTCTCTCTACATTCCATCCAGAAAAATCACTAACTTTACTTCACTAGAAGGTGATTATCTTGACCAGAAAATCTTTGGTCGAATCAATGACGCACGTGACTATATCAAACAATTTGATGGCGTATCAAATGGTCCTAAGATTTATGGACAAACTCGTTTTGAATATGCCTTTATTGCTGACCAGCATACAGGCATGGTTGATTATGATTTTGATAAAATTCAAATTGCTGTAGTTGATATTGAGGTTGGTTCTGAGAATGGATTTCCTGACCCATATAAAGCAAACGAACCTATCACAGCAATCTGTGTGAAGTTTATGAACTTTGGTAAATCGGCATTTGTATTTGCTTGTGGTGATTATGAAGTGCAAGGTGAAGAAGTATATGTGAAATGTAAAGATGAATATTCTCTTTGCAAACAATTCATGGCATTTTGGAAAGATAACTATCCTGATATTTTGACTGGTTGGAATACAAAGTTCTTTGATGAACCTTATTTGATTAATCGTTTTCGTAAAATTCTTGGTGAAGATGAAGCCAAGAAATTATCGCCATGGAATTATATTGGTGAACGAAAGACAGTCATCAATGGCCGTGAAATGATTGCCTATAATATTATGGGTGTTGAATCACTTGATTATATTGAACTATACAAATGGTATGCTCCTGGTGGAAAGTCACAAGAGAGTTATCGTTTAGATGCAATTGCCAATGTTGAACTAGGCGAAGGCAAAATCTCATATGATGAATATGATAACCTTCATTCTCTTTATCGTCTGAACTTTCAAAAGTTTATTGAGTATAATATCAAAGACGTTGAGTTGATTTTCAAACTAGAAGAAAAGTTAAAACTGCTTGAACTGGCAGTTACTTTGGCGTATGATACCAAGACAAACTTTGAAGATGTGTTTGCACAAACTCGTATGTGGGATTCTTTGACATATGCCTATCTGTTTGAGAAAGGTATTATTGTTCCACCAAGAGTTGTCAAATCAAAAGATGGAATGTTTGAAGGTGCTTATGTTAAAGAAGTTCAAGTTGGTAAACATGATTATATCGCCAGCTTTGACCTAAATTCACTCTACCCCCACCTCATGATGCAATTTAATATAAGTCCTGAAACATTGATTGAACCAGAAAACTATACAGATGAAATGCGTGAGATTCTTTCCAATGGTGTTTCTGTTGATAAACTATTGAGCAAATCGGTAGACACATCTAAACTCAAAGGTGCAACAATAACTCCCAACGGTCAATTCTTTCGTACCGACATTCAAGGTTTCTTACCAAGAATGATGGAAGAAATGTATACTGACCGAAAAAAGTTTAAAAAATTGATGCTTCAAGCAAAACAGGAATATGAAAATGAAACTGATGAATCCAAAAAATATGAAATTGAAAAACGAATTGCCAAATACAATAACATCCAACTCGCCAAGAAAGTTGGTCTTAATTCTGCTTATGGCGCTCTCGGTTCTCAATATTTCCGTTTTTATGATTTACGTATGGCCCTTGGTGTTACTACTTCTGGACAATTAAGTATTCGTTGGATTGAAGCAAAGCTTAACAATTGGATGAACAAATTATTAAAAAGTGAGAAAGATTATGTTATTGCGTCCGATACTGATTCAATTTACCTCAACCTTGGTCCATTGGTTGATAGCATTGTTAAAACACCAACTGAAACTTCAAAAGTTATCTCCATCATGGACCGTATATGTGAGGATAAAATTCAACCTTTTATTGACAAGAGTTATAAAGAGTTGGCAGACTATGTGTGTGCGTATTCTCAAAAAATGGAAATGAAACGTGAAGGATTGTCAGATAAAGGAATCTGGACTGCCAAGAAGCGTTACATTCTCAATGTGTATAATAATGAAGGAGTTCAATACAAAGAACCGCAACTCAAAGTGATGGGTTTAGAGATGGTCAAATCTTCCACCCCATCGGTCATTCGTGAGAAGATGAAAGAACTTATTAAACTCATGGTAAATGGCACAGAAGAAGATGTGCAAAAATTTATTGCTGATTTTAGAAAAGAGTTTAAAGGACTGCCTCCAGAAGAAATCTCCTCACCTAGAGGTTGTAACGGATTATCTAAATATACTAGCACATTGTCGTTATATGAGAAAGGCACACCAATTCATGTTAAAGGTGCCATTCTCTATAATCACTATCTAAAAGAAAAAGGTTTAACCAAGAAATACCCACTCATTCAAGAAGGCGAGAAACTGAAGTATAGTTATCTCAAAATGCCAAATCCTTTTAAAGATACTGTGATATCTTTCCCCAATAGTTTACCCAAAGAATTTGGCCTACATGATTATATTGATTACGATGTTCAATTTGAAAAGGCATTTATTGAACCGATTAAAGTTATTTTAGATTGCATGAAGTGGACAACAGAAAAAACTAGCACACTAGAAGGATTTTTCTCATGATATACTTAACATTACTATGCGCATTAGCACTATCAGGTATTGCAGCATATTATTCAGTCATTGGATTGGCTGCAATCTTTACCGGCGCATTTTGGCCAATCGTCTTTATGGGTTCAGTTCTTGAAGCCAGTAAACTGGTTACTACATCATGGTTATATCGTAATTGGAAGAACTGTCCCTTTTTATTAAAGTCATATTTGACAACTGCTGTTGTTATTTTGATGCTCATTACTTCAATGGGTATTTTTGGTTTCTTGTCCAAAGCACATATTGATTCTACATTAGATTCCGGTGCAAACATGGTAGAAGTCAAAACTCTTAATCAGCAAGAGAAGATTGCCAAAGAAAGATTGGATTATTTACTTGCTCGAGCCAAAGATCCATCAACGGCAAGTAATCGTTTAGATAAACAGATTCAAGATACTCAAAAAGAGTTAAATGAAATTAGTAAGAAAAAATTACCACTTCTTAAAGAATCTAATAAACTTGTGGCAGAAGTTGGTCCTATCAAATATGTTGGTGATATGGTATATGGTACTGATGATGATAATGCAATTGATAAGGCAGTTCGTTTGGTAATCATGTTAATAATGGTTGTATTTGACCCGCTAGCTGTGTTATTATTAATAGCAGCAAATATGAGTATGAAACAAAAAGAAGGTACTCCTATTGTTAAACGTGGCGAAATTGTTGGATTAGCTCCGGCTGATATTCCTGTATTCGTACCAAAAAAAGAACCTGAAATACCGGAAGAAGATGATAAAGTTAAAGTTGATAAAGAAAATATTGCTGAGATTGAAGATGAGCCGGTAGAACCAATTAAGATACCTGAGCCCGTGGATCCATTTACTGGTGAAGTAGTTAAAAGAGTTGAAGTGCATGGTCCTGGAATTTATTCAGAACACCATGAAGTGGTTGAAGAACCACCTAAAAAAAAACTAGAACCTAAGTATGATTATAATGC